TCATTAAGTAAAAAAAAAAGAGGTGACAAGCTTTGGGCAGGAGCAAAAGAAAAACTTATAGGCACAAGAGGAATAAATGAAGACTACTAAATGAAGTTTGTAATAAAAGACAAAAGAGACAAGCAAAGCCTATTCAGTTACTTGAAAGAATTAGAGAACGACTATATAGTAAGTGTAAAGAAACAAAGAAACACAAGAAGCAATATGCAGAACAGTTACTATTGGAAATGTATCGTACAAGGACTAGCAGAAGAACTAGGATATTTTCCTAATGAAATGCACGACGCTTTAAGAGCTAAGTTCTTATCTGAGTATGAAATGATAAGTTTTAACGATAATCAAATAGCAATAAATAAAATAGGAAGTACAACAGCTTTAAACACAAAAGCCTTTGAGCAATACACAGAGCAAATAAGAGTATGGGCTTTAACTGACTTAGGGATAAGACTTATGCTTCCAAATGAATACGAATGAATATAACAAATGAATGTAATATGGAGTTGATGGCTAGGTATGAAGATAATCACTTTGACTTAGCAATAGTTGACCCTCCTTATGGTATAAACATCAATGTAAGTATGGGAAGAAGAAAAGGGGATAAGAAAAGCGACTATCATAAATTTGCAGGAAATGATAGCTCAATACCTTCTTCTGAATACTTTAAGGAATTAAAGAGAGTAAGTAAAAATCAGATTATTTGGGGGGGTAACTATATGACTGAACACTTAAGTCCGTCTTCCTGTTGGTTGCTTTGGGATAAAGGCTTTTCTGAAGATGTTACTTTTGCACAGTTTGAAATGGCTTGGACTTCTTTTAAATCAAGTGCTAAGAAATATGATAAGCACCCTAATCAATTAAATAGAATACACCCAACACAAAAGCCAACTAGCCTATATGAATGGATTATTATGAGATATGCAAAAGAAGGGGATAAGATTTTAGATACACATTTAGGCAGTGGCTCAATAGCTATTGCTTGTCATAATCTTAAATATGATTTAACTGCTTGTGAATTAGATAAAGAATATTACGAAGCAGCTATTAAAAGAATAGAAAAACATAAGCAGCAATTAACTATGTTTTAAATAAATAACAAATATTTCTATTATATAATACGGATTGAATAATCAATCTATTTCAATTATGGATAAACGAATAAACAATGGCGGTGCAAGGAAGGGTGCAGGACGCAAGTCTAAGGCAGCAGAACAAAAGTTAATAGAGAACTTAACACCAATGAATGAGAAGGCTTTGAAGTCTTTAGAAAGCGGTATTGACAAGAAAGAGCAATGGGCAGTTAAGCTGTTCTTTGAATACTTTTATGGTAAACCTCAACAAAGGGTAGATGTTACAACAAATGATGAAAGTCTTAATGTACCTTTAATAACATTTGTAGACACTGATACTGAGTAATAAATATAACCCTCTATTTAATTCTGACGCTAGATACTTTATAATTACAGGTGGTAGAGGTTCAGGAAAGTCTTTTGCTGTAACAGTCTTTTTGACTTTACTTACTATGTCTAAGAACATAAGAGTATTGTTTACAAGATTTACAATGGTATCAGCTCACCTGTCTATCATTCCTGAGTTCTTAGAAAAGATTAGTCTGTTAGGCTTTGAAAACATCTTTAGTGTAAACAAAGCTGAGGTTTTAAATTTAGGAAACAAGTCAGACATTCTATTTAGAGGTATTAAGACATCAGCAGGTAATCAGACAGCAAGTCTAAAGTCATTACAAGGAATAAGCACTTGGGTACTTGATGAAGCCGAGGAACTTATTGATGAGGATATTTTTGACACTATTGACTTGAGTATTAGAGAAAAGGGAATACAGAATAGAATTATACTTATACTTAATCCTGTAACTAAAGAGCATTGGATATACAAAAGGTTTTTTGAAGACAAAGGAGTTGCAGCAGGTTTTAACGGCTTTAAAGACAATGTATGCTATATCCATAGTACATACCTAGACAACAAAGATAATCTCTCACAGAGCTTCCTAGAGCGTATTAAGACTATAAAGCATAGAAACTTTAAAAAGTATCAGCATAAAATCTTAGGGGGTTGGTTAGACAAAGCAGAAGGAGTAGTATTTGAGAATTGGAGTATAGGAGAATTTAATCCTGATGGCTTACAGACTTCTTGTGGAATGGACTTTGGTTTTAGTGTAGACCCTGATAGCCTTACAGAAGTAGCTATTGATAAAAGGAAGCGTAAGATATATCTAAAAGAGCATATCTATAAAAACGGTATAAAGTCAAATGAATTAGCTAAAATCATATTAGACAAAGTAAATAATAAACTTATCATAGCTGATAGTGCAGAGCCAAGACTTATTGCAGACCTTAGATATTTAGGGGTAAACATCAAACCTGTTAAGAAAGGAACTATTGAAAGTGGGATAACTCGTATGCAAGACTATGAACTTATCATAACACCTGAAAGTACAAACATAGCTAAAGAGTTAAACAATTATATCTATGCTGACAAAGGCTCTAAGCTTTATGTAGATAACTACAATCACGCTATTGACGGTATTAGATATAATGTAATATACCACCTAGACAATCCAAACGCAGGTAAGTATTATGTGCAGTAAACTAAAAACAACAAATTTCTATTATATAACAGATGAAAGTAAAAGTCAAAAAGGAAGGTAAGGTAAAAGAGTTCAAATTGATTAACAGTTGGGAAGATGTAACTCTTGAGAAATGGTTGCAACTTATTGACTTCGAAACAGGTAGTAAGACAGAAGAAGCAACTGAAACAATAGCAGCGTTATCTAATATTCCTAAGCAGTTAGTAAAGGAATTAGCTTTATCAGATGTAGCAGTTATAATGAGCAGGATAGCAGAGCTACAACAAAAGCAAGATACAAAGCTTAAAAGGATTATTGAAATAGATGGTATTGAGTACGGCTTTCACCCTGATTTGGATAGTATAACATTGGGTGAGTATGCAGACTTGGAAACATTTATTAAGGGTGGAATAGAAAAACATTTACCTGAAGTAATGGCTGTGCTTTACCGTCCTGTCAAATTGAAGAAGAATAGTATTTATATGATTGACGCTTATGATGGAGACATACGGCTTAGGACAGAAGAAATGAAAAAGATGTCAGCTCAACAAGTGCAAAGTGCATTGGTTTTTTTTTACACTTTAGGGAAGGAGTTGTCAGAGATTTTGCCATTGTATTTGATGGAGCAGCTGAAGGAAACGAAGACGCAATAGCTTCAGAAAGCTTTGCAGATAAGTGGGGTTGGTTTGGTGTGATGTATAGATTGACAAATGGTGAGATAGTAAACTTAGAAAGAATAACGAATTTAGGGTTGTTAGAGTGCTTGACTTGGTTAAGTTATGAAACAGACTTAAACTCACAAAATAAAGTAAAAAGAAATGGTTAACAATAAGACTTATAATAATGTAGTAAACACTTTGCTAAGACTTGGTGAGTATCACGAACAAATAAGCACTACTTCAGTTGGAGATATTTACGACATCAATCTTGAGAAGATGGAGAAGTTTCCGCTAATGCATATAAACCCAACATCAGTAGCTACAGGTGATAGTCAATTGACATATAACTTTCAAGTGTTTGTAATGGATATGGTATCTGAAAAGTCAGATTGGCAAACTAAACAGCACGAGCTTTTAACTAAGTTAGTAAACACAGAGAATAACGAACAGGAAGTATTCAATCAAACTCTAGCTATTTGTACAGACATTATAGGTATGCTTAGACATAGTTCAAGACAATCAATAGAAGGAGTTAATGATATAAACGAACCTATCTATTTTACACAAGACCAATTCACAATAGAGCCGTTTCAAGAAAGGTTTGATAACTTGTGTTGTGGGTTTGTATTTAATATAGGCGTATTAGTTCAGAATGATTTTCAAACTTGTAATATTCCTGTAAACGATAGTGGTGCAGGGTACTAATGCTAAAGTTCAAGATAGGAAGACTAATAGTTCAAATAGGATGGAAGAAATTTAAAATAACAATAAAATTATAAAATGGCAGATTTAACAACAACAATTACAGAGAATGTCGTATTGAACGGCTCAGTCAGAGGTTCTACTAATACTTTAACAACTACAGGCATAGTTGATGTATTTGAAAGAATATTAACTTGTACTCACACGCAGACTACAACAGTAGCAGTATTTAATTCAACACCTCACGGAGCAGATGGTGCTTTAGATGTAGAGAACTGCAAGTACTTGAGAGTTACTAATTTAAGTGATGACCAAGATATGAAAGTAGCTTATGTAACAGCAGCTACTAATTATCAAGTAACTGTAAGAGCAGGTGGTTCACATATCTTATTCCAAGCTGAGGAAGCATTAATTGGTGAAGAAGATGCAACTCCTGCATTTCCTACGTTAGAAGATTTGGTTACTGTAGAGGTAAGACCTTCAGCAACAACTGATGTTCAAGTAGAAGTCTTTGCAGCACTAGTATAATGAAGACAGAAGCTCTTGAAAGGTATCTTAATAGCTTTGGAAAACAAGTAGTAAACAGAGCAAAAGGAAATTTACAAAAAGCTAAAGGCGGTGGTACTAATTTAGAGAAGTCATTAAGCTTTAAAGTGGTTACTTCTGCTGAAGGTTTTAGTGTACAATTCTATATGGATAGTTACGGTACTTTTGTAGACAAAGGAGTTTCAGGAACTAAAGTAAAAAGAAGTTTTAAAGACTATAAGGGTAGAACAATTTCAAGTCCTTATAAGTACACTACAAAGCAACCACCTAGCAGAGTGCTTGATAAGTGGATAGTAAAAAAAGGAATTGCCCCAAGAGATGAAAAAGGAAGATTTATGTCTAGGAAAAGCATATCTTTTTTAATAGCTAGAAGCATTAAGAGAAAAGGAATACAAGGAATAAGTTTCTTTCAGAAGCCTTTAATGTTAGGTTTAAAGCAGTTTGGAAAAGAAATGTTAGGAGCAGTAAAAGATGATATTATTAACGGATTAACAACAGTAAAATAAATGGCAACACTAATAGAACAAAAACCTTTATACACTCAACTTCCTGTAGGTCAAGAGGTAATTTTTGTAGTATCAAATAATACAATAGTAGCTACACAAACAAATGTAAGATTTATTGCTGATGTTTATATAAGTGATACAATACCTTCATCAGTAACTACAACTTCAACTCCTACAGCTACATTTAAAACTACACCAAACAATGCAGGAGTAGGAATATTTGATTTTAAGCAAGTAGTTGAAAATTATGTTAGTGCTGATAATATGGCATTCGATAACAGTGAGTACAAAGGAATTGAAACAACTGATAACACACCGCATCCTATTCATTTAATAGACAAGTATTCAAGAAACAAAAAAGCTGTAAGATGGCTGACTATTCAGTTTAAAACACAATACACAGACGCAAGTGGTGATGTAGTAACACCTGAAGCTTTATTTACAGTATCAGTTGATTATCAATTATTTAATGGGTACTTAAAATATTCTGATATTCTTACAATGGGTATAGCTCCAAATGCAAATGACTTTGGATTTAGTTTAACTAACTTTAATTTATCTAGCCCTACTGATAGGTTCTTAACTAATGCACCTGCTACTCAATATGCTAATATAGAAGACTACGGAACAATTACATATCTAGCACCTAATGGGAATGTAAGCTACATACAACTAATATATAAGAATAGTTCTAATGTTCAAATAGGAACAGAGGATATAGAAAGAAAGTTTACTAATGGGGCTTATAATAATTTTGGTTCAGAAACAAGGAAACAAATTGTTTACTTTGGTTGCTTTCCTGCTAATTTAATGAGAGATGGAACAAGTATATTTGCAGGTTTAGTTTTAGCAGGAACAATACAGGGTGGCTCAATATTAGTAAGGGCTTTTGATATATCTAATACTGCAATTTCTAAAACATACACTATTAATATTAATTGTCCTAATACTAAAGGATTTGAAAGCATAAGACTTTGTTGGTTAAATCAATGGGGAGCTTGGGATTACTACACATTCACTCAGAAGTCAGTTAGAAGCGTATCAACTAAAGGATCAACATACGAACAACTAGCAGGGACTTGGAATGAAGCAGCATATAGAGTAGATAGTTATAAAGGAGGAAAGAAAGCATTTAGAGTAAACGCTACTGAGAAAATAAAAATGAACACAGACTTTGTTAGTGAAAGCGAAAACGAAATGTTTGAAGAACTAATAAACAGTCCTGAAGTATATATTTTAGAAGGCTATCAACCTGACGCAGCTACTTCAGCACTTAATCAATATGTAAAACCTGTAAGACTTACTACTTCAAGTTTTACAAAAAAAACTGTAGCAAACGACAAGCTTATTCAGTACACTTTTGAAGTAGAGAAAAGTAAAACACTAAGAACACAGTCTGTATAATGAGTGTACAACTAATAGTATTCCCGCAGTATTTTGATGGTTCAACTCCATTAAGTTCACCGTCTACTGAGTTAGTAGTTGATGGTATAAACTTTAATCAAGTAAATACTTCTTCGTCTACTCAAAGTGTTTCAGGTTCTTTACCACAGGCTTTTGTTAATTCTTATTCAATAGGTTCATTTTCTTTTTTTATTTTAAACACTTGGTATCGTTTTAGTGGTGTTGCAAGTGAGATAACACAAAGTTCAGGCTCGTTAGCAATACCAATAAACACAGGTATAGTTCAACGATTGTCTAACCTTACTTTCGGAGCTACTTACGACTTAACTTTAAACATAAATTCTAACACCACTAATTTTTCAGTTTATCAATATACAGGAAATGTATTAAGAAGCTCTCACACAATAACAGGAACAGGATTACAGACTGTATCGTTTAACGCTTATTCAACTTCAGACCAAATCATAATATACAGTGCAACATCAGTTGTTGGTATAGCTGACATATCTTGTGTTTCATCTACATCAACACCTAGTGGAGTATTTACAGATTTAAGTAATGGACAAGTTATATGCGACTTATATGAAGATGAAGATATACCTTTAAGTCTTAGTGTAGATGACTTTAAAAATGTAGCTGAGAAAGTACAGTCATACTCAAAGGCTTTTAACTTACCTGCTACAAAAAGAAACAATCAAATCTTTGACAATATATTTGAAATAACAAGAACAGACACAGGACTTAACTTTAACCCTTATAAGAAAACAAAATGTATTCTAAAACAAGATGGCTTTTTATTATTTGAAGGCTATTTAAGAATGATAGATATTTCAGACAAGGAAGGAGAAATAAGCTACAATGTAAATTTATATTCTGAAGTAATTGCTCTTGCTGATGTATTAGGAGAAAGAACATTTTCTGATTTAGACTTTTCTGAATTAAATCACGCTTATAATTTATCTAACATACAATCCTCTTGGGGTGCAACAGGGGTTACATATACAAACCCTAATACTTCAGGCTTTAGAGCTGCTGAAACAGTTAAATACCCTTTTGTAGATTGGACGCACCAATACACTTTTGATGCTAGTTCAGGCTTTCCTGTTTTACCAAATTTAGAAAGTGCTTTTAGACCTTTTTTAACTTTAAAGTATTTAATAAACAGGATATTTGAAGCAACTGATTTTACTTATGAAAGTGCATTCTTTGATACAGCAGATTTCAATAAGTTATATATGGATTTTAATTGGGGAAGTGCTGATGTGCCAACTGTGGGAAATACAAATACTTTTTCAGGAATATGGGCAAAACAAATTGGAAGCACAATCAACCCTTCAGTTTACGCAGGAACTACTTTTACAAATTTAGAGCTTTTTGGTAACGGAACAAATACACTACCACCAACTTATGATACTACAACACATAAAATAACAGCTACTAACACTAACCAACAGTATAATATAACAGCAACTTATAGAATTGAAAATACATCAACAACTGTTGCACAAACAATAGAATGTCAATGGATTTTAAACGGAACAACTGTAATAAATGCAACAGGGGCTTCTTTTTCTATACCTGTTTCAAGTTATGTAGATTATAATTCTACTTTTAGTGAGATTTTAAATACAGGAGATACTTTAGAAGCTCAATTTAAAAGAAGTAATCCTTTTAGTTCTAACACAGTCAGACAATTTGAAATGGGAATAACACCAACAGCTGTTGCTACTTTTAATATTAATACAGCTGCAATCACGTCAAGTATATTATTACAAACATTACGTGGTGAACTAGGACAATGGGATTTCTTAAAAGGATTAATGACTATGTTTAACTTAGTTACTTTGCCTGATGAAGATAACCCTAGTAATATAAAGATAGAACCTTATGGAGATATATTCATAAACAATCCTGATAGTGTTGAATTAGATTGGACTGACAAGATAGATGTTTCAGAAATGAAGTTAATGCCTTTAACTGATTTAAACAAAAAGACTATATTTAAGTTTGTAGAAGATGATGAAGATTATGCTTTTATGAACTATAAAAACTCAGTAGGTGGGCATTTATACGGAAGTAAGAAATATGATGCTTCAGAGTTTACAATTCTAGCAGGAGAAGATGAAATTGTAGCAGAACCTTTTGCAGCAACAGTAGTAAAGCCTTTAGAAGATTTATTCGCTGACTTTATCACACCTGCGGTTTATTCTTACAATCCTGAAGATAATACTTCTGAAGGTTTTGAAAATAGTCCTAGAATAATGTTTGATAATGGTGAAAAGAATTTAACAAGTTGTACATATTTTATTCCTGATCAAAACGGTGTACTTGGTAGTGCTTTTGAAAATCAGTTTTTACAATTTAGTCATTTGACTAACGTGCCAACAATAACAGGCTCTAGAGATTTTCACTTTGGGCAATGTCAGTTATTACCACCTGTAGGTAACTCAGTTCCTGACAATCTATTTAATTTGTATTGGCTTCCTTATTACTCAGAACTGTACAATCCTGATACTAGGATTATGACAATTAAAGTTAATTTAAGTCCTTCCGATATTAATACATTCAAGTTCAATGACACGATATTTATCAAGAACAGAACGTTTAGATGTAACAGAATTGACTATAAACCAAACGACTTAGCAACAGTAGAATTTATACTTATACCATAATGAGCAAAGTACCAACAATACCATATTTATCAGGGTTTGATGTAAAGCCTTATTCAACCTCAGTTTTAGGAGTTGTTACCTTTACAGACGGAACTAACGACATAACACCTAATCAGTTGCAATGTGAAGCTTACGGATATACATACGACAAAGCTTCAGGAACTTGTTCAACTTTTAGATATAACACAAATCTTAACAGAAGTTTTAGCAATGAAAGTAATAAAGTACAAGGAGCAAACAACACAACAGAAACAGGAACTAATAATACTTTAATAATAGGTCAGAACAATACAGTAAAAGGTTTATCAAGAAATAACATAGTAGTAGGAAACCAAAACGAAATAGCAAACGGAGTAAACAATGCTAGTGTCTATGGTACTTTTGGAGAAGCTACAGCTGATAACTCTATTGTCTTAGGGGGTAACTCAGGTTCTGACACTTTAGGTAAAAGACAAGCTATTCAATTAATATACGGAACACAGACTACAGACGGTATTGTAGTTGAAAGTTATTTAAACGGAATTTCAGGAAGTTTCTTTGTTGTGCCTGAGAATACTGCTATAATGTTTGAAGCTGATATACTAGCAGTTAGAGTAGGAGGTACAGGGGCAGGTGCTGTAGGAGATTTTAAGTCTTGGATAGAAACAGGAGTAGTAATTAATAAGTCAGGAACACTAACAGTTGATAGTTCTATTATTTCACACTCTAATTCAGGCTCTACAGGAGGATGGGATGCAGTTAGTACAGTATCAGGAACAAACTATGTTATTTCTGTAGAAGGAGCAACAGGCAAGACAATAGAATGGGTAAGTAACATAAGGTTTACACAAATTAAAACAGGAGTAGCACTTTAAAAAATAAAGATATGGCAAAGGAAGTATTAGAAATGGAAGTTAAGTCTAACATTGGTGATGTTGCAAAAGACACAGACAAACTAACTACATCATCAGAAAAGGCTTCAAAAGGAGTAGGTAAAATAGGCACGGCTTTTAAAGGAATGGGAACAGCTATTAAAGCAGCAGGGATAGGTCTTGTAGTGGCTTTACTTGCTAAATTAATGGAAGTCTTTAGTAAGAACCAAAAAGTCTTAGACGTATTTAATACAGCTATGACTGCTTTAAGTATTGCTTTTAATGACTTATTCGGATTTATAGAAAACAATATTGGAACTATTACAGGATATTTTAAAGACTTGTTTACAAATCCTGTTGAGAAAGTAAAAGAATTAGGTGATGCTATAAAGGAAGGGTTTATAGATAGATTTGAACAAGCCTTAGAAGTCTTAGGTTTAGTAGCAAAATCTTTTGGTCAATTAATTAAAGGAGAATTTAGTGAAGCATTTGATACTATAAAAGAAGCAGGAAAAGAAACAGTAGACGTATTTACAGGGGTAGATGATAGTTTTGACAAGGTTGCTGATACTATTGTTAAATATACAACTGAAACCTTAAAACAAGCAGACGCAATTACTCAAACGGCAAAGGCAGCAAATAGAGCAGCAGTACAATTTGCTATGTTAAACGCTCAATACTTAAAAGACGCTGAGGTACAAAGACAAATCAGAGATGATGAAACTAAGACTTTTGCAGAAAGAATTGAAGCCAATAATAAGTTAAATGACATACTTGCAGAACAACAAGAACTTCAAAGAGAGCAAGTTCAAATAGGTATAGATGCAGCACAACAACAGTATAACATAAACGCAAGTGAAGAAAACTTTATAGCTTTACAAGAAGCTAAAGTTGCAATGCTTGAGCTTGAAGAAACTATTACAGGTCAGTTGTCAGAACAAAAGACAAATGCAGTAGCTTTAGAAAAAGAACTTTTAGAAACTCAAAATGAAGTAAGAGCTGAAGGGCTTTCAGGTCTACAAAGAGAATTGCAAGAACTACAAGATGCTTATGCATTAAAATTAGAAATGGCTAGAAAGTCAGGAATGGACACTACTGCTATTGAAAAAGAATTTAATAAACAAAAATCACTCCTAATACAAGAAAATGTAAATAGTCAGTTAGAAGCGTTCTCAGGACTTGCAGGAGCTTTAAGTTCTTTAGCAGGTGAGAATAAAGCGTTAGCTGTAGCTTCAGCCGTAATAGATACTTATGTAGGTGCTAATAAAGCATTTGCTCAAGGAGGTGTAGCAGGTTTTGCAACAGGAGCAGCAGTAATTGCAGCAGGTTTAAACAATGTAAAAACAATTATGCAAACAGATGTGCCTAACTCAGGAGGAGGAGGAGGAGTTTCAGCACCTGCACAAGCACCTGCACCACAAATGATGTCAGGAGCTTTTGAATTAAGTGGAGGAGTAGAACCTGAACCAACTCGTGCTTATGTAGTTACAGATGAAATGACAAACAGTCAAAACCAATTAGCAAACATTAGACGTAGAGCTACAATTTAAAATCAAATATATTAACTATATATCTATTATATAACAGAACCTTAATTACAATCTTAAATAAATACTATGAACAAGCCAACACCATTAGGAAAGACTTACGAGCAATACGAAAAAGAATTGAAAGAATTTAAAGAAATTAACTTAAGTAAAGTTGAAAGAGTTGAATTAACTTTAGCAGGAGATTTAGAAAAAGAAACTACTGAGGTTAAAAAACAATTAAAAAAAATGCAAAAATCAGCTGACAACTTTTTAACAGCTAAAAAAGATGCAATATCTGAAAGAGAAAAATCTTTTACAATATCTCAAAAGTCTTTTAAAATAATAGAAAAGATACAAGCAGCTACAAAGGAATTAGGTGTAAAACCAAAAGATATACCTGCTTATATGGAATTAAGAAAAGCACAAGATGAAATAATAAAAGTATATCAAACTGTTCCTTCAAGATAATAGTATATTTGTAAAAAAAGTATATTATGAAACCATTTACAGAAGAAACAATTGACACAATAATTAGAATAGGCGGTAACGGAACTTTAGAACATTTAATATGACACCAACTAAAATAGTAGAATTAATAATTGCAGACGATAGTCAAGAATTAGCTATTGACGCTATCAGTTTAGTAACATCACCTGCAATTGAGCAAGACTTTGTTTACTTTGGAAAAGAAAAGAACAACTTAACTTTCGCTAAGGTAGATGAGGAGAAAAGAATGTTGGTTAGTCCTGCACTTATTCCTAATAAGCAAATATTTAGACACGACCCAAACACAGACAGCGACTACTATGTTTACTTTTCAAAAGACACAGTAAGAAAAGCTTCTGAGTTATACTTGAAACATAACAATCACCATAAAGCTACATACCAACACCAAGATAGAGTTTCAGGCGTTCTAACAGTTGAAAGTTGGATTAAGGAAGGTGATCAAGACAAGTCTAAGTTATACGGCTACGACTTACCTAACGGCACTTGGTTTGTAAAAATGAAGATAGAGAATGACGAGCTTTGGCAAAAGATAAAAGAAGGAGAATTAAAAGGTCTTTCAATTGAAGGCTACTTTACTAATAAATTTGAACAAATGCAAAAGAAAGAACCAACAACAGAACAAATACTAAGTGCTTTAAATGATCTAATAAGAGAAAACAAAACTGAATTTAAGACTGAGAAGGTTGAGTTGGGAGCTATTGATGACTTTACTAAGGCTTTTGAAAAAGCATTAAATGAACCTGCTGCTGATAAATTGATTACTGATTTAAGAAAAGCAGAAGTTGGATTTGAAAAAGCAATAAAACTTTTTATGAAAGCAGAAGATATAGGAGAAGATTTAAAAAAGGCAGCTAAAGATTTAGGTGTAGACTTACCAAAAGTTGTATTAAACAAGATTGAAAGCTCTAAAGCAGGAGTAAAAGAGTACAGAAATTACATTAATAAAATTCAATCTATGTACAATATGTTTTAAAAATCAAACAAATAAATAATTATTCTATTATATAACAGAACTTAAAAAATAAACTATGGATTTAAAGACGCAAATTTTAGTAGCACTTGGACTTGACAAAGAAGAAACAATCTCTTTAGAGTGGCAAGCAAAATCAGAAGATGGAACTATTTTTGTTTCAACTGCTGAGGAATTAGAAGCAGGTGTAGACATTTCAGTATTAACTGAAGATGGTACTACAATTTTATTACCAATCGGAACTTACAAGACTGACACAGGGGTATCTTTCAGAGTTTCTGAGGAAGGTATTGTGGACGAAGTTATGGAAACTGAAACTGAAGAAGTAGTTGAAGAAGAAGAAATGGAAGTTACTGAAGAATTAGCTGAAGAAGCAGATGTAGCTGATTGGGAAGGTATGGAGAAAAGAATTAAAAACCTAGAGGACGCAGTAGCAGACTTAAAAGGTGAAGAAAAAGATACTGAAGAAGAAGTTGAAGAATTAGCTGAGGAAGTTGAAGAAGTTGAAGAAAGAGGAACAACTCCTAAGTCTATTAAAACTACAGAAGTAGTTGAATTTTCAGCAGAAGAAGAATTAACTAAGTTAAAAGAAGAAAACGAAAAACTAAAGACTGAGTTGGCTTCACAACCTGCTTCAGCACCTTTAGATACAAACAAGTTCAGTTCAGATAGAAAGCCAATGGCTAGAAAAGAATATAACAAACTATCTAAAAGAGAAAAGTTCTTACACGACCTAAATAAATAATAATTAATAAATAAAATACAAAAATTATGGCTTTCACTACGACAAGCAACTTTGCAGGAAAGGCAGCAGGATTTTACATCTCAGCAGCTTTAAACCAAGCAAACTCACTAGACTACTTAACTTTGATTGAAAACATCAAGTTTAAGTCTAACATTCAAAAAATGGCAGGTTCATCTTTAGTAGCAGACGCTTCTTGCGACTTTACTGACGCAGGTACTTTAGCACTTACTGAAAATGTACTTACACCAAAAAATCTACAAATCAACTTAGACCTTTGCAAGGCTACTTTACTTGACAGTTGGGAAGCATTACAAATGAGAGCAGGAGCAGGAGCACCACCACCTGCAAGTTTTGATGACTACGTTATCTCTTATATGGGAGAAATTATCGCTAATGGAGTTGAAGGTTCAGTATGGTCAGGAGCAGCAGCTACAGGAGGAGAATTTGAAGGTTTCTTAACAGCTGCTACAGGAGCATTTGCAGTAGACGGTACAGTAAACACTTCAACTGCTTCAGGAGCTTATGACACTACTAACATTATCACTAACTTACAAACTTTAACAGCTGATATGGCAACTGATATTTCTGCTGTATTGAGAAAAGAAGACTTACATATCTATATGTCTCCTAAGACTTACGCTATATATATTTCAGCAGTATCTACTTTAGGATATGTAAACGCTTACAATATGAACGGAGACTATGCACCTGTATTTGAAGGGTATAAAATCGCTGTTTGTAACGGTATGCCAAACAACCAATTAGTAGCAGCAGAAAAGTCTAACTTATTCTTTGGAACTGACTTATTAAGCGACCAAACTAGAATTGCTTTGATGGATATGGCTGCTTTAGATGGTTCTGACAATATGAGATTAGTTGCTCGTTACTCAGGAGGTGTTCAGTTAGGTATCGGAGCTGATATCGTTCACCAATCATAATAAAATAAATAATACGGAAGGAGGGGGTAAAACCCTTCCTCCCTTAACCTAAAAAAAACAAATAAAATGGCTTGTACATCGCTTATACACGGTAGGGGACTTGATTGCTCTAGGATTTCGGGAGGAATAAAAAATATTTATTTTGCAGTTTATGACCAAATTTCATCTTATGCTTATGACGCAACTAGTCCTGCTGAAATTGACACAATAGATTTTAACTCAAATGACATATACAAATATGTTATGCCGCTTGGAGTTTCATCTTTAACAGATACAATTGTTGGAAGTAGAGAAAATGGAACGGTTTATAATACTCCAAGTGTAAGTATTATTCTTAATAAACTTACAAAATTAGACCAAAACGAAATTAAACTTTTATCGCAAACTAAAACAGTAATTTTTGCTGAATTAAATCAAACACTAGCTAACGGGCATAATGTAATAGCTGTTGTTGGTATTGGTAACGGAATGGAATTAAATGCAGGTACTATGGATAGTGGTGCTTCTTGGGGAGATAGAAATGGTTACACTCTTACTTTTGACGGAATGGAAGTTACTCCTTTTGCTATGCTAGAGGATTACACAACTACTCCATTTGACAATGCAGGAATTTCAAATTTGAATGATATCGTTACATCTTAGTAGTTTTCTTATATATTTCTTGATTAGGGTGGGCTTCGGCTCACCTTTTTCTTTTTATTACTAACTGAATACAAATAAATTCAGCTTATTTCTATTATATAACAGACAAACTAACTATGATACAAGCAATAACAGAAACTAACTTAGAGATAAATGTGCAGACTGAAGATAATCGTATAGATACTTCTGTAGCTTCTACTCAGATAAGACATTTGTTTAAGTTTACAAATGACTTAGATAAGTCAGTTCATTATGCTTACGCTTTTGTTGAAAATATAAAAGCAAGATTTACAGAAGCGTTATTTGTTTATAATTCAACCCCTAACTTATATTCAGGACGAATTAAATTTCTACCTTCAGGATATTGGAAGTATGAAGTTTACGAAGTTAGTTGGATAGGAACAGTAACAATTAGTATAGGTAATGCACCTGCAACAGAAGATGATGTTTTAAGTCCTGCTGCTAACGATAAAGGAGTAGTGCAAGGATTAGTAACTAAAGGTAAGATGTATCTAGCAGAAAAAGATGGAACGCAGCAAGTTCAATACACACAAAGAGAAGCACCAACAGAAACAAATTATATATATTACGGACAATAGAAATTAAATAAATAAAAAAAAATGGCAATAGAAAACGTACAACAATTATTAACTGAGCAACTAGGGAAAAATAGATGTGATGTTATTACAACAACAGCAATGACTGATAAAGACTATTATGCAGTTTACTTTGTTACAGAAAGCGTTATAGCTTCTATAACTGCTGCTAATATTCAAACAGGAACAGGAAGCTCAGCTGCAAGTCTTCATACGACTATCGCAGCAGGAACGACTTTATTTCTTGCAGTATCAGCTATTACTTTAACAAGTGGTATTGCTATTTGTTACTATGACCAAGTAATATAATGAAGTTAGCACTAGGAATGTCTTTACCTTCTAGTAATAAAGGAGGATTAACACCTGTACAAAAGCAAGTAAATGACTTTAAGGTTAGAGTTATTGCTGATGGCGGAGTGTTTGAGGCTAAGGCTTGTTTAGAAGCACAATTAACTAATTTAAGTAATATAGCATGAGTTTATTAGATGATGTAAGTATTGTAGTAACTCCTAACGGATATAAGGCAGGAGAATTGTATGCAGTTATTCCTAGTAATGGAGATGCAGATATGGACGTTACTAGAGCAACAGATGCTACAAGAGTAGATGAAAATGGTTTAATTGAAGATGTTTTATCTAACGTACCTCGTATAGACTACACAGGAGGAGGTTGTCCACATATATTAGCAGAGCCACAGAGGACTAATCTTTTACCTTATAGTGAAGATTTTAGTGATAGTAATTGGAGTAAACAATCAGGTATAACTCCTACTTATAACACGACAGAAACTTTAAGTCCTGATGGTACTCATAATGCAACAAAATTTATAGGCACGGGTTCAACAGGGGTATATGACAGTGGTATTAGTGTATCAGGAAACATTACGAGGTCTGTTTATTTAAAAAGCGTATCAGGTACTACAACTGCTGTATTTAAAGACCCAAATGCTACAGGTGGTGCAACTGATGTTAATTTAACAATAACTAATGATTGGCAAAGATTTGAATTAATAGGAGATAATGGTACTGCATCTCAGGGTTTATGGATAGATGATATAACTTCAGATGGATTATATATGTGGGGAGCACAATTAGAAGAAGGCTCTTA